TCGAATGAGGGGCTGAAATGCCCGGTCCAATCGCGCCCCGGCGCCAGCGAGTGCACGTCGTTCGAGGTGTCGGCAAATGTCTTGTTGCTGGCGCCGGCCTCGAACGGCGAGGTGGTTGCGAATACGTCTTTGGGAATACCGTTCTTGGGATCGGGCATCAGACCGCTTTCTTGCGTTGACGAATACACTGTCGGCACATGCGTGCTGTCCAGTGAGGATGGCGCGGGTTGTGCCAGATGTAGGCGTCAGCAAGCGAGTGACCGTGCTTGCAATGCGTCATGTTGGCTCGAACACCGCGGCGCTGATTTTCAGCATTGGTGACGACTTCTAGATGGTCTGGATTGACGCAGAGGCGGATACGACAAAGATGGTCCAACTGCTTGCCTTCCGGGATAAGACCGTATTTCCGTTCATACGAAAACCGATGCGCAAGAACCTTGACCTTGGTGTGCGGAGTGAAAGTTCCGTACCCATTTGGGATCATCGCACCATCCCAAAGCCAGCAACCGGAGTTCGGCTCCGGGCTGACCTTGGCGTCAAATCTTTCAAAAACCTCGGTCAAACTGGTTTTCCCTTCCTGACCAGGTCGCCTTTTTCGAGCGCCATCGGGCGCTGACGTTCCGGCACCTTGGACGGGCCCGAAAAACCGCCAAGCTCAGGGTAGGACGAGATGTTCTGGAACATGCCGTTCTTCTTTTTGCGTTCCTCCATCTTGCCGGCGGCGACTTTGGGCTTGAGATAATTGAATTCACTCATCCGAGATCTCCTCCTGGGGCGCCCATCATGGCGCCAGCACCGCCGCCCATGCCGCCCATCGGCATCGGGCCGCCGAGCTGGATCCCTGGCGGCGGCATGTTGTGACCTTGCAGCCCGCCACCGGGCTTGGCGGCGGCGGTAATGCGCTGCGCCGCCGCGCCGGTCAGATCATCGGTGTCGGACTTGCCGAAATTCGCCTCCAGCGACATGACGGCGCGCAGCAGCGCCTGCCGGCGCTTGTCGCCAACCGGGAAATTGTTGACGTTCTTCATAAGCAACGGGATGGTGGACTTGATATCGGCGACCGCGGCGGCTTCATGGCCGGCGCCGGCGCCGGGTGACAGCGCCGGACTGGCGCCGGGACCGGCGGGACCGGCGAATGGTGATTTCGGCATCGGCCGACCGGGCGGCATCGGGCCGCCCATGGTCATCGGCGGCATTGCACCGGGTAAGGGCATATTCGCGCTTACCACTGATGCAATAAATCTGGGTAGTTACACCTGAAATGCAAAAGCCCCGGCAGCAGTCGCATGCCGGGGCCCTGAAACTCTCGCGGTCGGTCTACCGACGGCCGCGACGGTGACGCCTTCGACGCGCCATGTTGCCCTCCTGTTGTTGCCCGGTGCTGTGCCGGTGTTAGGAATGCCGGGCGAGCCTAGGCCGAGCTCGCCCGGCAGTTTAGTTACAGTTGGGATCAGGCCAGCGCCTTCTCGTACTCATCCCAATCATTTATTTCCGGCGCCACCGGAGCGAAGACCAGGACATTTGAAAGCTCGGGCCAATCAGTGCCAGAGCGCGGGATCCGAGCAGCAAAGCTCTTTTGAATGATCCATACATCTCCCGCGCGCCTGTGCATCATGCCTTCGAGCATGACCCGACGATCGGGCGACATCTTCTGCCAGACACACTGGCCGAATATCCGGTTCTCGATCGCATCCCATCTGTCAGCGCGCGGACGCTTGCTATCCATTGGTGTAGTCCTTTCGATTGTCAAACAGCCCGTCGGATGGCGATTGCCATCCAACAAGAGCATTATAGCACATCAACTTTTCAGGATTGCTGGAAACGACCTGTTTCAGGCCGCTTGCTGGCGATTTGCTCAATCGCCTCAATGTAACAATTCGTGATTAGGTGCGGTTTTTGTTTGTTTGATCGTTATGCGCCTAGACGGCTGTAAACAGCCTTTTGTCACGCCGCGCGCGGGTGCTGCGGCTTCCTGGGCGCGTGGCCATGCTCCTGCTCCTGCTTGGCCTGCTGCTGTTCGGCCACCACACGCTTGCGCAGCTTGTGGATGATGGCGTCGGCATTGGGCGGATTTAGCATGCGCACCAGCATCTCGCGGTCGATGGCCTGCGCCTTGAACAACCCGGCCGCCTGTTCCTTGCTCTCGTCGGAGAACAGCGGCGAGTGCGAGTGGCCGGCGACGCGGATTTTGTGGCGCGGCTCGGAAACCTGCGCCGGCAGCAGCACCTGGCCGCTGTCGGTGCGCATGCGCTGGACCGAATTGCGCTGGATCAGCTTGATGCCCTTCTCGGCCAGCTGCACCAGCGACTGCTCCAGCCCGACCGCCACCTTCTTGATGCGGCCGGAGCCGGTCATGGCCATGCGCTTGGCCTGCTTGTCGGAGCGGGCGCCGCCCTGCTCGCCGCGGCCCATCACGGTCTCGGTCAGGCCGGAGGCCTCCAGGAAGATCGAGCCGATCTCGCGGAATTCGCCGAACAGATCCTGGTTGACCGGCGGCCGCAGCATGTCGACCTTGGCGTTGGGCGCCATTTCGTAGACCGAAGCGCCGGGACCGCCGAGCGCATCGATCTTCTCCTCGGTCAGCCCACTGAAGCCACTGAGCACCTTGGAGGGGTCGACGTTCTGCTCCAGCAGGTCGGCGATCTGCTGCAGCCGCTCATTGGTCCAGATCTGCAGCGGGATCAGGATATCCGAGTGCGCCTTGCCGAAAAAGAAGTCGGGGCGCCGGTACGGCACGATCGGCACGAACGGGTGCTCCTGCTCGATGCCGAAGATGTTGCTCTCGCCGCGGTAGAGCTCGGCGGCGCGGTCGGCATCGGCCTTGCGCAGCGCCGCGATGGTCTCGCGGCTGTCGGCCAGCGCGCCGTCGACGCCGTCACATTTGGTGAAAATGCAGTAGTCCTCGCAGGTATCGTCCCACACCCACACCTCATGGAAGCGCACCATCGGGTTTTCCGACTGCGCCTCGTAGGTCGGCTGCGTGCGGAAATCGGCGGAGGCGCGTCCCATCATGGCGCCGCTCAGGTTGGGGCCAGAGGTGGCGTCGATGATCAGGTTATTGAGGATCGGCGGCAGGTCCTCGTCGTAGCGGCCGGCATACTGCCGCATTTTCTTGATCTCGGACTGCTTGCCGGCGCGCAGCAGGCGCAGCACGGCGTTGTCCCAGTTCAGGCAGTAGGTGTGCAGGAAGGCTTCCTGGCTGTCCAGGTCCGGCTCGCTCTCGTCATAGACCGAGAAGTCGCCAGGCATCAGCATCTTGCCGAACAGGTCACCGGTGCTGTCGTTCCAGCCGACCTTGATGAACATGCTGTCGAGCGCCAGCGCCCAGTAGACCGCCTCGCCGAACATATAGGCCAGGCCGCAGTCGCGGAAACTGTCGTTCCACTCATCCTCCAGCGCCTCGATCTGCTCGATCGAGGCATCGTCGGAATTGCGCGGCGCCGCGATGTTGAAGCGGCAATGATCGGCGGCATAGAGGAACGAGGACACCAGGTCGAGATGGGCCTCGAGGCGATTGTACTTGCATTCGACCGTGTAGTCGTTGGTGCCGTAGTCGAGAAAGCGCCGGCGAAAGAGATAGAGCAGGTCGCGGTCGCGGCGCGACTGGGTGCAGATGTCGACCACCTGGTCGAGGACGTCGTCGCGCTTCTTGGGGGTCTTGGGGATGATCATTTCGGGATGCCTCCGGGCGGCCGGTGCACGCCCTCGAACCTGCCGCCGACACCGAGCCTGCTGCCGCCGACCCGGGTGGTGCCGGCGCGCGCGCCGATCTGGGCCGACACCGGCGAGGTCACCCCGGTCGGACCGCAATAGGCCTGCTCGATGGCGCCGGAGGGCCCTACCGGCACATCAAGCGCGAAGCCTGGGAGCGGCGAGGCCGGCGCGAACCGCTGGGTCTTGCCCGGCACTACGGTCGGATTGACCTGCGGCGCCATTCTTTCGTACCTGCGCGGCGAGTTGAAGTTCTGGTCACCGTATTGCTGCTGCATCTGGGCCACAGTGGCATCGGCCTTCTGGGTTGCCGCCGACTTGATCGCGACCGGCTTTGGCACCCAGCGCACATGCAGCCCGCCGCAGCGCGGGCAGGGTGGATGATCGGCGTCCGCCATCGTGAATTCATGCCGGCACCATTTGTTGAGGCAGAACCATGTGCGGTTGACCATATTCTCATCCCGTCGTCAGCCAGGACACGAGCCCGAGGACGATGATGACAATAAAAATAATTGCCACCACCGTCCACAGCACATGTGCGTCCCGCAGGCTCATGTTTCGTTATCTGCGTGTTCCCGAGGGTGTCGGCGCCGGAACATTGGGAACCCCGACCACGACCCAGCCGGTGTCCTCGCTCCAGCCGATGGTCCACTCGATCAGCTTCGGCTTCTCGCCCGGCGGCAGGAAGATCGGCGGGGTCGGGAACGGCTCGTTGCCTCCGCCCCAGAAGCCGAGCGGCGGCGGCGGAATGACGATCGGGTGCGAGGGCACGCCCGGCGACACCGCATCGGGCGGGATGACGATCGGGTGCGTCGGCCGCGGATCGGTCGGGCCCCAGATGCCGGGCGGCAGATAGATCGGGTGTTCCGGCTTGCCACCGCCCAGGCTGCCAGGCGGAATGACGATCGGGTGCGCCGGGTAGATCGGGATATAGATCGGATGGGTCGGCA